ATACCGAATCAGAAGGAGTGACATCGTGTACGGCATATGGGACAAGGTAAAGAAAGAGTGGGGCTTTAAGATCGAGGAGCCTACCTACTGGAAGGCACACAAGGCCTTCGCGAAGATCGTAGGACCTCGGGGCATCCACAACGAACGATTCGAGATACGGATCATGAGAGCCAAAGCAAGAGGTTTTAAAGAACAAGTATAAGTCTAAACCACACAATCGAGAGGAGATTAAAATATGAATTTTGTAGTTTTGACAGGGCGCCTGGTAAGAGATCCAGAGCTTCGCCACACGCAATCAGGAACCGCCACGGCGTCCTTTACATTAGCAGTCGATAAACAGATCACCAAAGATAAAAAAGAAGAAATGAAGGCTGCTGGGAAGCCTACAGCGGACTTTCCGAGAATCACCACCTGGGGGAGAACGGCGGAAATGGCCGCCAACAACCTCACAAAAGGTCGAAAAGTACTCGTAGAAGGGGTACTAACAACCGGACAATACAAAGACAGCAACGACGTGACGCACTACACGACGGATGTAGTCGCAAATAAAATCGAATTCATGGATTCAAACCATAGAAGCGAAAGTCAATCACCTGCAGGAAGCAGTGATAATTATGGCCCGGACTTCACCGGTAGCAGCTTTGAAGACGACAGCGAGGTCCCTTTCTAGCACATTTGTAGACGAGGTGGTAAATTGTGGCAGGAAGAAATGCGGGTAAAGCGACAGATAAACCAGCTAAACACAAAAGGGAAAAATTAACAAATGCCAACATAAAGCCGACTTTTCCACAAAATCCACAGAGAGAGGCAGATTACGCGCAAATTTGCGCAAAAGGTCTTGAACTTAAAAGCTACATGATGGATCCGCAGGAGCTGAAGGCGAAGTACGGAACGCCAAAGGAACCAATGAAACAGCAATGGCCCTATACGGGTCATCCGCAGGAGGTTGAAGACGTGGAAAAGATATGGTCCAAAGAGAAGTGCATCGAGGAAGTTCAAGCGATTATGGATGAAATTGGAATTGAATGTCTTCCGAGTGCGCAAATGCTTGACGAAAGAAGCCGTAATCTGAAGTTTCAGATTCAAAAGTACTGCAAAGGTATGAAGAACCTTGCTGACATGATGAATGTGAAGACGTGGCAGGCTAACAAGTTTGACCATGATGATTTTAAGGAGGCGAAAGCGGTGGAAGTTCGCGAAGTTGAAGAAAAAGTTCATGAACTTGAAGAAAAAGTGCAACTTGATGAGGCGCATGCCGATCTCAATGATCACCTCAATGTCCCAGTGTGTCCGGTGAAACCTGAGACTAAAACATTCACAGAACAATTACAAGCGCAGAAGGACGCCATATCTATTCCGAAACATATTCTTGAACCTGTCCCAGAGGATCCGCATAACAACATGCGATATCACTACGATAGATTTAGAGACAAGATTGAGTCGATGAAGAAGGATCTCGAAGAAGCAGAACACAACCTTGCAGGCTTTGTCTTCGCCGCTGAAGTCATGGGGGTGGAACTGTGAAGCAGATCTATCTCAAAACACCTCCGGCCTGCGACTACTGCGGCCATGTGCCTATGACGAAAGACGGCGTATGGCAGACTGACGACGGAAGGTTCTACTGCAATCAATGCCACGAAAAATTAGAGGTAACGGATGCTGCTGAATAGTGCTGAAACGATCACACCAGAGAAAGCGAGGTATTGGTTCATGGGAAATCATTTATCGCCTGGACAACTTTGGTACAGACACAAAGGTGGAGCCACACTGGATGATCTGGCGGCGATTACAGGCCAGTCCAGATACCAGATCCACCGGCTCATCATTGCAGAACGCTGGAGAAGCGGCGAAGTTGTCATATCTGAGAAACTGCTGAGGCGAATGATCGCCCAAGGTAAAACCGTGAGGCAGATGGCAGATACGTGCTTTTGTAGTACGGGCTGCATTTGTAAGAAATTGAAGAAGTATAAGTTGCGCACAAGGCCGGTAGGAAACCCTAATTTGCGTCGAAGAGTGTGAACATTGTTGATAATGCTGGGGTACACGCCTCGGCATTATTTTTTTCTAATTATTTTTAAATTTGTTGATAAAAGGTGGATATGGGGATAATTCGTGGTTGCGGGCAGCTCTGATCGATTGACTTATAATAGGCATGAGAGGAGATGATCAGTTGAACAAGCTCGATTATGTCATCAAGAAAGTCCACGATGGATGGATCGTCACCATCGAAGGCAGAAAGGAACACGGCCATTTTAAGAAACGTAAAGGCTGCCTACTTCTACTCAAGTCGTTGAAGAAAGGCAAAATGCCGGACAAGTCGTACTTCCGTGAAGCCGCACGCCGGATTCTGACAGATGATGAGTTTAGATCTCTGATCGATCACCGAAAACCGCATTATATCAACATCAACAAAGGAGTAGTGAGGTGAGATAAATGGAGCTGAATGCGAAGCAAAAGGCTTTCGTAGACGAGTACATGATCGACCTGAATGCCACGCAGGCGGCGATCAGGGCAGGATACTCAACCAAAACAGCAAGGTATACCGCTGCCAGGCTGCTGACTATTCCTGAACTCCAGGAAGCATTACAACAAAGAATGAAGGACCGCGCGATCCGCACTGAGATTACACAGGACATGGTCATAACAGAGCTTGCAAAGATCGCCTTCTCCGATGCAACGGACTATTCGCAGGTCGTGAAGTATAAAAAGCAACGTCCGGTCTACGATGAGAACGGGAGACTGTCTGAAGTCATCGAAGAAGAGGTCACAGATGTCGAGATCACGCTGACAAAGGATCTGTCTGAAAACAAACGAGCTGCCATTGCCGGCGTGAAGATGAATAAAGAAGGCATTGAGGTTAAGCTGCACGACAAGACCAGGGCGCTCGAACTCTTAGGCAAACATCTCGGCATGTTCAACCGCGTGGATCTTAACGTGGGCGGCCAAGAAGACAATCCGCTTGAGGTGAATGTCCAGGCAGAACACAAACTCAAGGAGCTTACGGAAGAGCAGCTACTCGTGCTGGAGGCCATCCTGGGTGGTAAGTCATGATTGTACCATCGCTTGACCAGGTGCAGATGCAGCTTGCCCGTGTAAGGTACTGGAAGTATGTCGACTATGTGCATAGAGGAAGGTGGAAGCCCGCGCCTTATTTGATCTATGTGTGCGATCTGGTGCAGGATTTCCTAGAGGACAAACTGTTCGCAGATGATGGCACACCGATCATGATCCTCGCGTTTAGTCTTCCGCCACAGCACGGAAAATCCATGAGCATCACAGAGACGCTGCCTTCATGGGTCCTTGGCAGGTGGACTGAGTGGCGTGTGGTTGAGGTCAGCTACAATGGATCCTTTGCTAAAAAATTTGGACGCAGGAATAAAGAGAAGATCAGCGAGTACGGCGGGAAGATCTTTGGCGTGAAGCTCTCGAAGCAGACATCCGCGCAGGATGAGTGGGAGCTCGACAATGGCATTGGCTCCATGATGTCCCGGGGCTTAGGTGGTACGATCACCGGTAACCCGGCTGACCTCATCATCATTGACGACCCGGTGAAAAACAAACAGGAGGCCGCCAGCGAAGTTTATCGCGAGCGTGTCTGGGATGAATGGCTATATACTATGAGATCGCGCCTGGCCGCTAAGGGAAAGACCATAGTTATCATGACGCGTTGGCACGAGGATGATCTCGTCAGCAGAATGGTCGCAAACGAGGGCAATCAAATCATGTACGTCAATATCCCGTGCGAAGCAGGAGAAGAAGACATCTTAGGTCGACAGCCTGGGGACGCGCTGGGCGACATTCTCGGAAAAGATAAAGCTTGGCTCGCGAGATTCAAGCAAGTGTACATGACCAAAGAAGGATCCAGGGCATGGGAAGCGCTTTACCAGGGACAGCCTACCGCGATGGAAGGCAACCTCTTCAAGCGGCAATGGTTCAAGTTCTACACGACAAACAAAGAACACGTCACGGATAATGTGGTCATGCGCCCTGATTACTTCGATGATGTCATCCAGTCATGGGACTGTACCTTCAAGGACTCAGACGGATCAGACTATGTGAGCGGACAGATCTGGGGCAGAGTAGGCGCTGAATACTACCTGCTCGACCGCGACAAAAGACGATTGGATCTGCCGGCGACGTGTGATGCTATAATGCAGATGACGGCAAAATGGCCTCAGTCGCTGCTCAAACTTGTCGAGGACAAAGCGAACGGGCCCGCGGTGATCCAGCTCCTCAAGACTCGGATCCCGGGGCTCATCGCCGTCAATCCAGAGGGCGGAAAAGTAGCACGTGCCAATGCTGTATCTCCAGCCTTTGAGAGCGGGAATGTATTCATACCGGATGCGCTGACTGCCCCGTGGGTCGTCGAGTACATGGACGAGCTGTGTTCCTTCCCGGATGGCAAGCACGACGATGACGTCGACAGCACCACACAGGCACTGAACCGGCTGATCTACTACACCAATCACAGAGAGCCACCTCTTCCGCCGCCAAAGGATGCAGAGGAAGCGCTGGCGCGCAGAGTGGATGATCATCTCGACCAACTCATTAAACATCGTCAGAAACGTAGAGGGGGCTTCAAACAGGTATGATCGAATTCTATGTCCTTGTTTTTTTACTGTTCGTAGTCATGGTCATGTGGTTCATTGACGACATCCGTCATGAGCGCGAACGCGACAGGCTGTATAAATCATTCGAAGAGGAGCGCCGTGTTCTGCTCGACCGGATTCAGGCGCGGGACCTTTCAGAGTTTAAGGCTTATCAGTCGCGAGAAAAGAAAAAAGAGCCAGAACCCACGAAAAAGGAAGAACTGATTCCGCTATAGGAGGTATAACATGACAGCGAAGAAGAAAAAGGAAGAGGTCGTCGCGGCAGCTGAAATCGCGGAGATCACGGAAGGTTACACTTTTGTCCCGGTATGGGAAGGTGGCAATGGCAATATTCTGATGAGAACCGTCGCACGCAACCAGGGCGAAGCCATCAACAACCTTTGCGATAAGAGCCCGATCCTCGCGGCTATCGGCTGCCATGCGGAGCGCATGATGGACGTGGACGGCTGTGAGATCGTCGCAGTGGTACCAGAAGGATTTGAATACGGGGACGACCGCAGAAACAAAGCCGCCCGTGAATAGGAGGTAACCCATGGCCAAAAGCGTGGAACACATGAAACCAGACAAAGATGCACAAACTCCGGAGCAAATGGAGCGTTCCAAGCTAGTCGAGGAAAGAGCAGCTGATGGCGCGCACTCGGAAGAGGATCTTCAGAGCTATATCCAGCTCGCTTATTATGCAGGGCATCAGTGGATTGCCATGAGTCCGACCACGCGTCAGATCGTTCCTCTTCCGAAAGAAGAGTGGCAGTCGCAGTACACCGCGAACCGGATCATGCCAGCGGTGCGAAACGAACTCTCGAAGGTGCTCAGATACAAATTGAGCAAAGCGGTCATTCCGGCTTCGACAGAGGACCGTGACGTCCGGGCTGCGCGTGTGGCTGATAAAGTTGTCGAGTGGCTTGAATATGATCTGAAGCTTCAAGAAGTCGATGAAGAGGCTGTTATGTGGGCGCTTGTGACGCGCATTGGTTTTGTGAAACCAGTGTGGAACCCAGCCAAAGGCCTGATGGTGGCAACGCAGGACGGAAAACCTGTACGCCAGGGCGATGTAGATATTGAAGTGCTCAATCTCTTTGAAGTCAAATGGGATCCAAGCGCCTCAAGATGGTGTGACGTGCGCTGGGTAATCCATGAACGCCAAAGATCCATTGAGTACATTAAAGCGGTCTATGGCAAAGACGTAAAAGCAGACGACACGCTGACAGCGGCCAATATCTACGACGGCAAACTTAAGAGTCTCACTGCGGGATCAAGCCTCTTCCAAGGGCAGGCCGTAAAGGCCAAGAACTGCGCCATCGTCAGAGAGTACTGGGAAGCGCCAAGCCATGAGTATCCTAAAGGCAGACGCATTACCACGGCTGGCGGCATGGAACTTTACTATGAAGAGGACATCGGCTTTGGAGAAGAGGACAACACCGATCGAGAGATCCCAATCTTTCCGCTGATCCATATCCCGGTCCCTGGTAAAATCATCGGCACCAGCGTCACAGAGCAGCTGATCCCGATCCAGCGAGAGTACAACAAATCCAGATCGCAGATCATCGAGAATAAAAACCTCATGGCCAACCCGGTATGGGTGGCCCAGACGGGATCGGTTGTGGATGACGAGATCAGCACCGGCCCGGGATCTATCGTCTGGTACAATCAAGGCTTTAATGCGCCGGAAATGCGTCAGCCTGCTTCGCTTGGCTCAGACGTCTACAAGAACGTCGAGCAGTGCATCGAGGAAATGATGTTTATCTCCTCTCAACAGGAAGTCAGCCACGGATCCACGCCAACGGGCGTCACCTCTGGGGTGGCGGTTCAGCTCCTCCAGGAACAGGATGACACCAAGCTCGCGCCTACGGTGGCGAAATATGGCCGCTTCAAGCAGACTTATCTGAGCTATTTGCTCAAGATCGTGCGCTTCAAGTACACAGAGCCGCGGACAGTCCAGCTGCTTGGCAAGAACAAGCGCATGGAGGCTCTGGAGTTTATAGGCTCAGACCTTACCTCCACGGATGTACGCTTCGAGGACATGAGCCTGACACAACTTTCAAGCGCTGCTCGTAAGCAGTACCTGATGGAGCTGGTCGAGCTCGGCGTACTCAATCCTCAGATGGATAAGGACCTGATCATGCGCATGCTCGAGCTTGGCATCACTGACGAGCTGTACGACGGACTGGAGATCGATGTCCAGCAGGCGCTTAACGAGAACGCGTCATGGGCGAAGCAGGACTTCAGCCCGATCACCCGGGACTTCTACAACCACGAGGTCCACGTTGCGCAGCATAACAAGTTCCGAAAAGGTGAGGAGTACATGGCGATGGATCCTGAGATGCAGTCAGGCATCGACGCGCACATTCAGGAGCACATGGACTTTATTATGCAGGCCATGATGCAGGCAGCACCGGCACAGATGGAAGAGGGCGACACCGGAGGTCTTGATATGAACAAGATCGTCGGAGCTCTCAGTCCTGATGAACAGGCAGCACTCCAGCAAAACCCAGCCATCCTTGACAACCTCTAGCCAGACCCCCCCTTTTTTTCATTGACGCCCCATTGCGGGCGTCTTTTTTACTTTGTTGTATCATGATCTCAAACGGGCGTTAAAGTCCTGCTGGACGCCGCACAGGGAGGAAACAACATGTCATTGTTTAAGATAAAATTTAACCTTCAGCTCTTCGCAGAGGACTTAGGAACGGGCGAACCTGGATCAGATCCAGGAACGGGTGCCGCCGACCCGGCTAGTTCAGAAGCGACAGAGCAAACTCCGGAAGCTGCACCAGAGGGACAGCCTAAGGAGAAGAACCCGGAGAAAGCATTCGCAGCACGCCTGGGACATGAACGTAAGAAGATGGAAGCGGAATACGCACCATACCGAAGCGTGATTGAACAACAAGCAAAGAACGCAGGCATGGAACCGGGGGAATACCTGAAGTATCTTCAGGAGCAATCGGAGAAAGAGGAATTAGAGGCGGAAGCCGATAAGACCGGTAAGACTCCGGAGCAGATCAGAGCAGAACGAAAAGCAGCAGAAGCTGAAGCGAAATTGGCCGAAGCCGAACGGAAAGACCGTCTGGCTGCCGAAGAAAAAGCGCTCGTCAGCGATCCCAAGATCGGGAAATTTGTAGCAGAGAACATCGAAAAGATCAAAGAAATTTCTGAAGCCGCAGGCGTCGATCTCAAGGTCGGACTTGCAATGGTCGTAACTGAGAAATTACCGGATCTGCTCGAACAAACCAACCCTCAAGTACACGTTATGAACTATCTGGAGTCGCTGAAAGCAGGCGGCAAACCCATTGAAATAGGTGGGGGTGCTGCGGCACCTAGCGCAACTCCACCGAAAACATTCGAGGAAGCAAGAAAAGCAGCCATCGAAAAACTACGACGCTAGAAAGGAAGTGTAGCCCATGCCCGCAACACTTAGCTCATTTGATTCCGTACTCAAGGTCGATTACCTCGGCCCGATCCGCGAACAGCTCAACAACGCTACTGAACTCCTGAAGCGTATCGATACCGATTACGATTCAGTCCAGGGTAAAAACTTCACCATTCCGATGCACTATGGCCGCAATGAGGGCATCGGTGCAAGATCAGACGGTGCAGCACTCATGGCCGCCGGTCAGCAAGCCTACAAAGAATCCATCGTACCTATGCGCTATCTGTATGGCCGCATCCAGCTCACTGGTCCGACCATCAAAGCTGCTAGAAACGATGCGGGCGCTTTTGTCAGAGCGGTTGACTCAGAGATCAAAGGTGTTACGCGTGACCTGAAGGCTGCTGTAAACCGTATGCTGGCAGGCGATGGTACAGGCAGACTCGCGACTTGCGGAACGACTTCGAACTCCACGACCGTTGTTGTCGCCTCTACTGCAAAACTGCGCGCAGGCATGGCGATTGACGTGCTTGTCGCAGCTGACGGAACGACCTCTACCGGCGCAGCTGGAAGAACGATCTCCTCAATCACCTCCGCAACACAGTTTGTCATCTCCGGCGCAGCCATCACGACAGACAACACCTTCGCGGTTTACATCGCAGGATCCAGAAACCTCGAGGTCATGGGCCTTGAAGGTATCGTTTCAAACGCTGATATTGGCGGCGGATATGGATCGCTCCAAGGTCTCGCGGTAGCATCCTATCCTTGGCACAAAGCTACAGTCACAAGTGTAGGCGGTGCGATCTCAGAAACTGTGATCCAGAAGCTGATCGACGATGTCGAACAGGCTGGCGGCGGATCTCCAAGCGCGCTGTACACGACTTATGGCGTCAGACGTGCCTACCAGGCGCTCCTCACCGCACAAAAGCAACTGGTTAACACCCAGGACCTCAAAGGCGGTTACAAAGCCCTGATGTACAACAACTTGCCAATCATCGTCGACAAGGAGCTTGCTGCTGGTAAACTCTTCGCCATCGATGAGAGCATGCTGAAAATGTACAAAATGGCAGACTACGACTGGATGGACATGGACGGTGCAATCCTCTCCAGAGTCAGCGGATACGACGCTTATGAGGCGATCCTATACTGCTACATGGAACTCGGAATGTTCGCCCGTAACGCATTCGGCGTAGGCACGGGAATCACTGAAGCTTAGTCAAATTGAAAGAGGGAGGGAGCCTCAAGA